CTTGAGGGTTTCTTGTGTATTCTCTCCGTATAGATGCCAAATATCATTCAGATCCTCCACTTTTTCACCCTGGATAGTAGCCTCGCCACCTATTTTTTTTAATCCGCTGGCAGCCTTTTCCACAAATCCGGTCCATCCTCCGAGTTCACGATTTAAATCAGCCCATCTCTTCGTTTCCTCTTCCGTAAATTTTCCTCTTGATTTCTCCCACTTATCCCGGATTGTAATTAATCCCTTATAAGCCCCATAAACAACTATGGCCATTGCTCCAAGTCTGCCTAAACCAACAGAAGATATTACTGAGGCTTTACCGAGTGCGCTTATTCCGGCTACTAATCCAGGCAACATCATTGTTATGGGACCTAGAACGGTTAATAAAATCCCCGCTTTTAATGCCGTTGTCGCTATCTGTCTTGTCAATTCGGGGTGTTCTTTTATCCAATCTTGGATTTTCTTAACTGTTTTTTTGATTTTATCCGTGAGTTCGACTACCATCGGTGCCAACTGTTCACCTAATGAAATCGCGGTATTCACAATGGCATTCTTGGCAAGCTTCATTTGATTTGTGAGTGATTTCAATTGTTTTTCTGCAACTTCCTCTGTAACACCTTTCGCGCTTCTCAAATTACCCTCATATTCTTTTATCTTTTCGGATGTTCCCACGAGTGTTAGCAATGCCATTTGTGATCTTTCCTGAAATCCCAACATGCCAAGTTCGGCCTTCTTCTGTTCTGCCGACATGCCCCCCAACCGAGTCTCAAGCTGTGCGACAATTTCACCCATATTATTTAAATTTCCATTAGCATCAAAAACAGCAATTCCCGCTTTCTTAAAGGCTGTCTTATTATCTATCGCCGATTTTTGCAGATCGCGCAAGACGATTGAAAATTGCTCCCCTGCCATACTGCCCTTTACTCCCTGATCGGCAAATGCCGCAAGAACCGCAACCCCTTCCTCTAATTCAATATCATAGGCGCGCATTGCAGGGCCAGCCCTGTTTGTAAGAGCCTCAGAGAATTGAGCAACGCTCGCATTGGCCAGAGTATTTGCCGCAACCAAAACATCTGAGATCCTAATCATGTTTCCTTGATTCTCTGCTACATTCTTGCTTGATAACCCCAGCGCACTCTGAGCATCTGTTAATAAATCCGTAGCTCGCGCAAGATCAAACGCTCCCGCCTGTGCAAATTTTGTTACAACCGGAAGTGCGGCAATTGACTGCTCGGCATCCAGGCCAGCGGAGGCAAGAAAGAAATAAGATTGTGCCAATTCTTTAGCTGCGAACGTAGATTCCTCAGACATTTGCTTGGCGGCTTCTGCCATTTTGTTTCTCATGGCATCCGACACATCGCCCATAATTGCCGTTGATTCTGTCATCGCTTGGTCAAAATCAGCAAATACTTTTACAACGCCGGTCACTACACCCAAGATAGCTCCGCCGGCAACAGTCATGGTTTTGCCGGCCGTTTTGAATTTATCAGAATTTTTCTGAATAAGTGCGTCTGCTTTCTTAAAGCCAGCTTCCATAGCTGCGATGTCGGTTCCGATTCTGACTAGAAGGCTTTTTACGGTCAATTCAACCCTACCTCCTTCTTGATTTCATCAAGCTCTTGTTGTTTTTCCTCTTCCGTATAGACGGGCGGTGCGGGGAAAGCTTCGGGTAATAAGGTTCGCGCCTTTATCCGCTTTCCAGTTAAAGCAGATAAGATATAAGCGGTAAGTTGCGCATGCCACCGCTTAGTCTCGTTTTCCCGCTCGTTAAAGCCGACGATCCGCTCGTTTAGTTCGGCGAGAGTAAGCCCGTCTAATTCGGAATGAGTGATCCCGATACTCAGGGCTGTTTTTTTTGCTTCTTCGTAGAGGGGATCGTTTCTGTCGCTTGTTTTTTCTCTTCTGTCTTTTTCTCCGTCTCGCCGGCCTTGGCTTTTTTTAATTCAATCCCCATGTGTTCTGCCAGTGCTTCTAAAGCTATTTCGGTAACTTTTAGAATCGTGTATGTTCCCGGAATCGCAGCATCTAACAAATCTTCGACTTGCTCAACAGTCAGTTGTTTATCATCCCACTTTAACCCGGCCCATACCAATACTGGAATTTCATCCCACTTGATATTCAACAAAGACTCAAGACTGCGCTCACCGAATTTCTGACGAATCGCGCGAGTAGCTTTAAATCCAAATCGAAGCTCACGAGGCTTATCTAAATCAAGGATAAAATCTTTCATGGCTTCACCTCAATTGCGGCGATAGTCAATGCCGTCACTCCATCATAAGTAATCGCAAGTTTCCCGCTAGCATCATTGAATCTTCCTCGATCAAAGGGTCCAATCATCCGCTCTTCTCCTGCTGGAACAGAAACAACTGCGTCATGATCGAAGCCCTGGCTACACGGCGCTACTGAATTGACGGTGACTACCCATGCTCCAGAATGCGCATTGACAACATGAAGGAATGTAAATCCACTATTAGGAACGGCGTCCCCTCCCCCGGTGCAAGCCACATAAACCGGATCATTTGGATTGAGTCCCGTCAAAACCACCTTTTTTACAACTAAATCTGCCATTTTATTACCTCCCGTTTAATGTTTTGCTTACTTGGCTGCTTCGGTGATAACACCGTCAGAGATCAGCGAAAAAGAAACGGTTGCCATATCTTCACTTGGACCACTCATGCTCAAGCCTGACATAACGAAATCGCCATAATATTTATAAGCGACCGTATCAATTTGGCATTTACATTTCTGATGATCTCCGGCAAGATTAATCAGCCCTTTTTTGAGTTCGAGCCAACCTGCATTGTCTTCAATCAGAAAAGCATCGAAATCAATGGTCATTTCACGATTCCCGAGCTCTTTCTCTTTCCAGCCTGCACTGTCTTTGTCTGTAGTTTCAAGCGGGTCCTGAGAAATCGCCATACTAGCATCCTTCTGGCCTCCGACTTTGACATACTGATCTGTGATGTACACCGAAACATAAACAGATTTTCCTTTTACCTTTGCCATAACTTTTTACCTCCGTTTAGATTTTTCTCCCCATAGGGAGCGATTTATAAAAAACAAGAAAAGGCTCTTTATCTTTTTTATTCCGCCTCTTTCTACATAATTTATTTCAACAATCATTTTCGTTAAATACTCGATTCGAGCCTTCTCCTGTTTTAAATTTCTTCAATAAGATATTTCATCCTTAATATGCCATGACGAGTTATTCCGTCTATATCGATAATAAGCTCATAAAGATCAAGCCCATTAAAACTAGCCCTAAAATTAGGGGCCAGATCAAGGTCACTTGAAGTCAATGCCTGGAGTATGGTATCGGCCATCTGATCGGCCTCTTTTCTACCCTTATACTGCGACCAAATATGAATCGTCGAGTAAACCTCCATGCCGTCCTCAAATTTATCAGACCAATCCCTGGCGGTTATTTCACCCATTGTTACATAAGGAAACACCGCATTTTCAGGATGAGCGTCATATAGCTGATAATCAGCATTCGCTTTTATTCGGGCTATTTGGACTTTGTGTAGAACTAGTGTTGATGATTTCATTTCTGTAAAATCTTCTTAATTTTATGTAAAAATTTCTCATCTACCGCCAACCATGCAGGATGAAGGAATGGCCTGGCTGACATTTTGCGTGTTCCATATTCTACATAAGGACCATAAGGGGCAGTCGGGCCAATTTCAACCATCATTCCTTTATCAAGCTTTTCAACAATTATCGAATTCGCAAGAAAGCCTGTCTTCCATGCTTTCGTACCCCCTTCTTTACCCCTTAGTCTCAGCCTTGCTATTTTCTGTACTTCCAGACCAGCGGCATAAGTTTCCCGTTTGGTTTTCATAGCTATTTCGTCACACATCTTTTGTAAATGCCTTTGTAATTCCCTGGCACCGATAAGCGTCATCGTGACCTTCATTTTTCCTCCACACACAGGATTTCTAAGAACTCATGCCTCTCTCTCATATCGATCATCGACTCGATCTTGAAATATCTCTCAAGATGCTTGATCCTCATTTTCTCATTCACATCCGTCCTGTATCTGATCCTCACCCGATGGCTGACTTCATTCTTGATCTGATGGGCGTAAAAGTACTCTCTTCCGGTCAATGGTTCGACGCTCGCCCATACTGTGACAACGTCCTGCCATACGGTAGTTTTGCTGAGATATTCATCTTCTGTTTCGATAGGCTTCTGGAATGTGATTCTATGGCGGAGATCCCCGATCTTCATAATTTGATAGCGCGATCTGATTTCCATTAAAAACCCAATATCTTATAAGGGAAAAGTGCCTTTTTAATCGAGTCGGGAATTCCTCCGTCCTCTCGGTTTTGGTACAGATGAGCAACAAGCCGTAAAATTTCATCTCTTATATCTTTTGGAACATTTGTTGCATTGTCTCCATAGCCAACTTTAAACTCTATGATAAATGAAGCAAATCCCCTGTGATACGGCCAAATATAGCCGATTTTAGGCATAATACGACCCGGGGAGTTCTCAGAGGTGTCAACCATATAATCGTCATCGTCTATGAGACTCTCACTCCCATCGGTGTCAATTACCGTTATTGATTCTACTGATTGAAGCGGAGGCTTTGGGATCTCGATCAAATGAGGCGCGGTGTCAAGGAACATCTG